CACCAGCACCGTCACAAACAATCATCTTTATTCCACCATTAGGAATAACTACGTTTGAACCTGTTCCTTGTGAAATAGTTACTGTATCACCAGCACTGTTTTGGATTATCCAACATTTATTAACTGTGTTGGGTGCTAAAGTTACAGTACAAGCTTGTGATAAAGAGCCTGTAAGAGTAAGTGCCATTGCTCTAGCAGCATCACTTGCTCCGTCTGCCATAGTAATAGTTCCAGTAGAAGCGTCACTTAACGCTTCAGAACCACTACCAAAGGCTTCTGCTATTAATTCTAAATTTGTATTTGTGGTCGTACCCCAAGTTCCCGACCCGTCACCGGTCGCCATTTCGTTGAGTCTTAAATCATTAACGTATGTACTAGCCATTTATTTTCTCCATTAAGCTACTTCTTCCCAATTAGGTGTTTGTGAATCATCTAAACTTGACCAATTAGGTGTTTGTGAATCACTTATCGCTGACCAATTAGGTGTTTGTCCGGGAACTATTTCACCCCAAACTATTAAATTTCCTAAATTTCCTGTTGTTAATACACCAGTTGGATAAACATTTGCACTTGCTTGTGCTGTTAAACTTCCAACTGATCCTGTTGCTGCTCCTAAAGTTACTGCAATTATATTGTTAGTAACAAGTCCTAAAGTTCCTAATGCCGTAGTACCCACTACATTAGTAGGGTACATATTTGCATCTCCTGTTACAGTTTCATCACCAACTGCAACTGTAGAAGCAGTTCCTGATACACCTGTTATGGCAAAACCAGCAGCTAGAATAGTTCCTAAAGCACTTGTTCCAGCAACTCCTGTTTCAGTTACATTGGCATCACCACTTACAGATTCAGTACCTAATGCGGTTGTTCCTGCCAATCCAGTAACAGATACATTAGCTTCACCAGTAACTGTTTCGCTTCCAACTGCACCTGTAGCTGCAATTCCTGTCTCTGCTACATTAGCAGCACCAGTTACAGTAAGAGAGCCTAATGCTGAAGTCCCAGCAAGCCCTGTTAGTGCAATAGGGTTTTCTTCACCCCAAGTATCAGAACCCCACGTTCCTCTACCCCAACCTGTTACATTAGCCATTGGCTAACTCCTTTACGCTATTCTAATTACAGCGTTAGAAGCGTCTGCGGTAGGGAATGTTATCGTAAATGAACCTGCTGTAGAAGTTTTATCTGCACCAAAATCAAAGACAGCTACTGCTGGATCGCCTGTAGCAGTATCATTAAAAATCATGCAACCTCTAGCTGTTATAGTAGCTGTACCAAAAGTTAGATCAGCAAAATCTGTATAAGCAGTTGTTCCTGAAGTTGTAGGATCAACCCTAGTTAAACTTCCACCTTTAGCAGTGTAATTAGTTCCACTAGCTTCTTGTGAAGTTGAATATGCAGTAGTAGCTGCACTCATAGTTGCACTACTTGTATATAGTGCTAATCTAAATGTGTTGCCACCTGAGTTTTTAAAATTATGTACGCCTTCTAAAAGTTCTTTTTTAAAGCTGGTACACATCGCTTGAGTAATAGCCATTACAGCCTCCTTATTATATTTGCTAGGTCTTTATGACCCTGTTTTTCTAATTCATTACATACTGTGCAAATGTGGTTTTTTATTCCTTCATTTACATAGAATTGAATGATCCATTTGCATCTATCTCTAAATGCGTGTGCTTGTGCCTTTACCATAGGGTCAGCATCATCGCTTATAGAAATAAGTTTATTTGTAGCCATTTCAGCTAATTCTTCAACAGAATGACCTCTATTATGAGTAGTAGTTACTCCTAAATCACCTATTGATAATTCAAATTTATCTGTTTCCATTATGGTTTATTTGGCTCTACTATATCGTTAAATTCAGTTTGTGGGTCTTCTCTACCTGATATTCCGTAAGGAACCATTTGTTGTTTTATTACTTCAGAGTAATTACAAACTTTCATTTTTCCATCTTTTACATAACTTACTACAGGGTCTTGTAAACGATGATAACCATACAATTTATCTTTAATTTCAACATTGGCATCCAATAAATTAGACCTTAATGCAATAGAAACATCTATTTTTTGCTCCATGCACTTAGCCAGCCAAAACTCACAACAAGCCCTCCCCATTTCTGCAAAGTAAACTAATTTTTTATAAGTAAAATCAGCTCCATACATTGCAACAGAGCCAACCTTGTTCCAGTAAGCAAATGCTATTGCATAAGCTACTGTATTATTTAAATACCCACACTCTGTGTCTCTTACTATTGACTCTATAGGATATAGTTCAATACTAGGAACTCTTTCATCTAATTCTACAGAATAAATAGGACAAGTTAATTGAGGTAAAACCCTTCTTAATAATCCTGTTTGATTGCCCGCATCATCAGTATCAAAGAATCTAGTCATTGGGTCCATTGCAAAAACTCTGTCAGGATTAGGTATAACTCCTGCCATTGCATTTATAGCCCAAACTTCATCATATTGTTTACTATGTGCTGTAGCTATATGGAAATCTAATTGACTTTCTCCCATAGCAAGAATTGCTATATTTTTGCCTTTTAGGCTTTTTATTGGTTTTTTTAACATTATCTGCTCCTTAATGTTTTATGTTACTGGTACTTGAAAACTTCCTTCTCTATAAGTGTCAGTTGTATTTCTTCCTTCACCTAATACTTTTAATCTTCCTAAAGCATCTTGGTATCTTTGATTATATAAATTCATCATTTCAGGCTCACCCTTCATGTAGGTATATCCTTCCAATAAACAACCATACAACAAAGCATTAGTTGCATTCGTAGATAACCATGTAGTTCCACTGTCTGCACCTGCCGTTATGGAATTAGGTCTATAAAAATAATGAAGTTCTGCGGTATAGTCAGCATCCGGAGTGGGTCCAACTATAAAAGTATCATCGTCAAAAAGTGCATAGTGTTTAGGTGCAGCTTTTGTAGTTGTTGTAGGATAAGCTTCTCTTATAAAGCTTACATCAGTCCGTATTAAATAATTATAAGTATTAGAACTTATAGTTGCTACAGAAAAAGAATCCATAAAATCACTAGGAGTAGCAAGATATTGATTGCCGTCTGTTAAGCTCCCTTGTACGTTTTTCCTAAATACAGGTAAACGTATCATTTTTAATATTCTTTCTTCAGCTTGTTTAATTATTGTAGGTAAATCAGTAACAAAGTTTGTTTCTGTATTTTGTAAATAATCTTTAATAGCTGTTTGTAATTCTGCGTATGTCATAATTAACTCGTTGTAACTGTTAATGTTCCAATTTTACCGAACATATCTAAACCAAGCGTAGAAGAGCCATATTCAGTTAATCCTCCTCCTATTGGATTCCAAGCTGAAAATCTTCTACTTGCAGCTAAACTATTGTCCGGTCTAGGATTAAGTAAAGCTTGACGATCATCTGTAGGATATTTTCCTACTTGTAATTGAGGCTGATCTATATCAAAGCATTCTGGACAAACTCTATAGCCAGTTCTCTTCTGATCATAGATTTCAAATCTTAAATCATTGTATGGATATTCAAAGTTACAGCGATCACAATACGCTATAGCTTTGCTTCCAGAAGAATAGTTACCCATTAGTTATGACCAATAAAAGGAACAAAACGTGCAGAAGTCTTTTCTCTATCTTCAGAAGCAGCTAATTGCCATTGTTCTTCATATAGTCCTTTTAATGCAATAACTCTCTCTGGTTGTTCTGCGTGTTTAATAGATAAATAATAAGCTAATCCAGCAGTTGCACATGGCAAAAATCTTGCTGGTAAATCTAAAGTATTAGATGCAGGAGCACCTACGTCTTCGATTCTAGCTATTCTATAATAAAATAAAGTATAAGTTTCCGCACTATCTGGGACAGGATATAAATGGACAACAGGGGCTGCTTGTTGTCTATCTATATAGATTTGAATTGGTGTGCCTTGAGATAATTTATTTGGAATTGCTGCATAGGTAGAAACAGAAATACGATTCAAACGTGAATCGCTTTGCGTGCTTGTATTACCTGAATCAGTTCTAATAAAATATTCAATTAAATCAATAGTATCGGCTGGCATAGTATAACTACTTGTTCCAGCAGTAAGCGTTTGTGTTCCGCTTTCAACTGTCCATAAGTTAATACCACGATTTGCCCACTCAAGAAACATGGTATTTAAGGAGCGTCTAGCACTCCTTAAATGATACCCAGAACGCATTTCTACTCCAGCCATATCATAGGCTTCTTCTGCTAGTTCTGTAAAATCAGGATTGAATGTAGCTGTTCCGCTTGTAGCCATCTACACTCTTCCCCCGAATTTCTTTTTAACTAATGATTGATAATCCAAAGGTTTAACTGTTTTTCCTCCTTTATATCCTTTATTAGTCATTTTTTTCCCAGTTTTTTCCGCATACTTTTTTGCTGCTTTTTTACCAGCATCTGTATAGGAAAAATGCTTATCACCAACTTTAGGCATAATAATCCCCTTTAATAGTGTTTATGTGCCCAAATCATTATGCTATAAGTATCGCCACTTGTATGATCATTTGTTGTTAACAATAAATCACCATTGACTCCACTGCCAGCGTTGTTTGGCACACCTGATTTTCCTTCATTTCCCATAGAAAAATCCCAAGTATCTGACCAGTCTTTAGGTGCTTGGCAAATAAATATATTGGAAGTTGCGTTCCAATATAATGAAAAGCCCATACCTATATTACTAAACCAGATACGTTGAATTGATACACGGCTACAGGCAGCTCCTGTAGTTGGATTAGAATTTAATGCAGAAACATCAACTTTAGCGACAGCACTTTCACCTGTGCCATCACTAATGTTGGTAAACTTCATTATTAAATTCTTACCACCGTCTTCTATGGTTTGACTTGTTACTGCGTCAGCCATTATTTACTCCTTACTCAAATGGAGTTGCTAATGTACCGTCACCGTGTAAGTAAGCTTCACAATGCCATACTGCTGCTGATGTAGCCACTAAACGAATTATTCCGCCTACTAACCAGCCTTGTGCTGCTGTACCTAAGTCAATAGTGTCATCATTACTTGCATCAGGGATGAAAGTATTAGTATCTCCGGCAGTTGCTGGATCAAATATCTGAGCAAAACCTGAGAATAAATCACTGGTATTGTCAGTATTAATTTGTCCTGCACCTGTAAAAGTTGTACCAACTATGAAAGTGTAGTTTAGACCTGCTGCTGCGGTAGGTAGTGTTACTACAATACCGGCTGCTCTATTTAAAGTAAAAACAGTTCCTGAATCAGTTGATTCTACGCTTTTTGTTGCTGTTGTAATACTGCTGACGTTAGAATAAGAAGAAACATAACCTGTTGTGGTTATATTTCCGCTTGTATCTACATCTAAATTGGTAGTAATAGCACCAGTAGTTGAATTTTTACTGATTTGCTCAAAACCACCTTCGGACCTGACCGGTCCACTAAAAGTTGAATTTGCCATAATTAAGTCTCCTTAATAAATTTATCGTCTTGGCGAGTCTGCTAGGTCAGTCGATAAATAAGATAAATACCCTAGATTATAAACAGAAAAAAGGGCGATAGAATTAACTATCGCCCATTTATTCTTAGCTACTACCCGGTGATCCGTAGATTCCCATGTAGTCACTTACTCCAAAGGAGTAACGTTCTCTAGCCTTATAGCGAACATTTCCGGTATCAAAATCACCGTCCATAGACGTTTCTAAAGACGTTCTTTGGAAGTGTTTCATTCCATTTGGAACATCAGTAATAACGAACCATGCGTTAGTATCTGTTAAATAATGATTAACAAAATACCCTTCTGGTATAGCTCCGTTATTTTTGATAGCGTTAATGTCGTTATCAGACGTTGAAACTCTGCCAGTTGTCTCTAAAAGACGAGTAGCAGTGAATTGCAACGCTGTAGGTATGATTAAACGCTTTGGTTGAGCAGCAACTAAAAGTCCACGCTCATCTTTAAATCCAGCAATATCAATTACTGCATTCTCTAATGAAGTTTCATTAAGGTCACTTGCTGTAGAAGGACGGTTACTATTTTTACCACCATCCACCAAAGGGTGTCCATCACCACCTGTTACACCATCACCGTCAGCAGTAAATAAATTTACTCCATCTCCGGATTGATAAGAGTTTGTGAATCCATTGTTTAATGGATTTACAGCTTTTACCTGTTTAGTGTAAGACATTGCTCTAGCTAGTGCTTTTGTGTATCTAGCAGAAAGAGAATCATAAAGATTATCTTCCATTGCTTCTTCTGTGATACTAAAGCCCATAGCTATAGTTTCGTGATTATAACGAGCAGTGTAAGTTTCTTGTGCTGAATCATAACTGATTGCAGAACCTTCATTCTTAACTGGTGCAGCGTCAAATCCACTTAACTTTACTTCTTCCTCGAAAGAACGATCAGAATTTTCAGTTTCGTAGATTGCAGCGTGCTCATCGTCATAAGACGTATATTCATCGCCAAAGAGTGCATTCAATCCCGGAAGCAGCTCTTTAAGCATTTGTGCTCTTGAAATAGCCATTTTTTATACTCCCTTAAATACCTGTGGTATTTGAATATTGATGCCCTGCGTTAAATTTAACGATAACATCTGTGTAAGAATCACCAACTGAGCTATCAGGACCATCAACAAAGTCGATGATTCTAAGTGGAAGCGTAGCTGTAGTTGCTGCGATAGTTGAACTATCGACTGCATTTTTGCTACGTCCAATGCTCGTTGAACCTGCGGTTTGAACAATCGCTACATTATTACCTATAGCTGTTTGAGCTAAAGAGGCGTCACCTTGCATTTTTAATAAAACGTTAGGATCGTCCAATACATAAGCTTTAATATCACTAGCTACCGTTGAAGCTGGATAATATTGTGAATATGTAGGTTGATTTGTAGTCGGATCAGTATAAGAACATCCCATAAAAACACCTGTAGGTGTTAATGAAGTAGTTCCTGTGTCTTTTTCTATAGTTCCGGCAGCGACTGTTTTTACGAAGTCACCGTAGAATATAGCGGTGCCATAATTACTGGCTATCTTTAAGTGTCTAACTTTTCCTGTAAAGGAACCGCTTGCACTCAGAGTACCAATAGGTTCTGCACCTGAAGGAGTTGCCGTTGCTGACATATCTTTTCTCCGATTAAATTAAATAAAGCATAATTAAATATTAATTATTGCCACCAAATTTAACCTTCGTAGACCTTTCTGGGTTTAACAGAGGCATACGAGGGTCATTTTCTCGTAGATAATTTCTATCGACACCTTCCATTTGGTTTTGAGCCTGTTCTTGATAATACCTTGCCCTAGCATCCATATCTTTTTTAGGTGCTTTACATAAAAGTAAACCGCCTATTTCTATGTTGCCTTTTTTTGCAAACTCCGATCCATAATCAGATTGAATTTTTAATTCAGGATGATCTTCAGATAACACGGGTTCCCAACCTTCACGAAAACGTGAAGACACATTAATGTTGTCGGATTCTCCGAGTATTTGAGTTCTCACCCATCTAAAAACCCAACCATCTTTAGGGGATGGAGTAGGTAATAAAGATTGAGGTACAAAGCTATCAGATGGACGATAATCGTCTTTTCTTTCATCTACTTCTCTAGGTGCACGCTTATCGACTACAGATTCTTCTGTGTCGTTTTCATATATATCAGACATTAAATTTTCTCCTTAATGAGTTCTTTAGCATATCTTTCTGGACTAAGCCCAAGTCGCTTTGCGAGAGCAACTTGAGTTGAAGTTAACTGTACTTTGCGGGGTTTGCTACCGTTGTTTCGAGTAGATGGAGCAACCACCGATTGTGTATTTCTGGATGTCACAGTTTCAACGATTTCATCGTTGTCTTCATTAGATTTATCCATCCCGAAATAATCAGGGAAACGGAGTCGCATTCGCTTATCCACTTCCTCATAATACTTATCTGACTGTGGCAATATGCCCTCTTTGGTAATTAGGGTGTCATGTATTCCTAACGCCAAAGCAGTCATTTCTTTTTGGTCTTCTGAACCAAACCATGTGTTCTCTTTAAGCCACGATACTGATTTTTGATCAATAGGCGGAGCCGTCTGAGGCAATGGTTGTTGCTGTTGAACGTTTTGCTGCATAGGCACTTGCTGTCCTTGTGCTTTTTGCCTTGCAAAATGATCGTCTGCAACTTTTAATTCTTGTTGAGCCTTAAGCATTTCTTGAGTTGCATTTGTTAACTCATCAGCATCACCAGATTCATAAGCCTTCTTATGAGTTTCTTTGGCTTGCAATAACTGAGATTCAGCTTTTGCTTTAACTTGTGACATTAAAGCACTTTCACCTCGTTGAACTAATGCCTGCAATCTTCTGTTTTCTTCTGCTTGTTGTTTAGCAAAGTTAACAGATTCATCACGCAAACGTTCTGCTGCTTCTTTGGCTCTTCTTTCTTCGTGCCATTCGTATTTAAGTTTATTAATACGTTTTTTAACACGGTCATCAACATCGTCAATTTCTTTTTCTAAATCAGCTTGATCAGCTTCTTTTTGATTGTCTGAACGTGCCGTTTTTCGATCTTGTTCAGGTCGGTCATCAACGATTTCTACATCAAAATCTGTTTCTTCCTCTTTATCAGAAATAACAGTATTTTTAATACCTAAGAACTTTTCTTCATTAGAAGAAGGTTCTTCTTGAACAATTTCCTTTTCTGGTAATTCAAATTGTTCTTCTGCAAACTCTTCGTTTGTACTCATGCTTTTACCACTCCTCTTGGGTCTTCAACAACAGCTTCTACGCTGTCGTCATTGATTAATCGAAATTCTTTTCCATGCACTAAAAATCTTGTGCCTGAATAAGAACGCATTATTATCCAATCGCCTTCCTTACAATAAGCACCGTTTGGAAAACGTTTCTCATCTTGGTAAGCATCTGGACCTAACTTCATTACAAATCCACATATAGAGCCAACAGATTCTCTTTCTACAAGAGAAGCAGCTTTTATAATACCGCCTTCTGTTTTTTCTTCTGCTTCAGGTAATGCTATTAATATTCGATAACCAGAGGGTTCTGGTAGTTGTTTCGCTACTGATTCTTCTTCTGTTAAATCAGATTTTTTTGTTTTTATGTCTTCTACGGCTTTCATAGTTTCCTTTTATTGCACTGGTTAAGGACCAGAGACCTTTGCATCATTATGATGTTAATCTTCTCCTCTTTCTAATAGATCAAGGAGATCGCGTTCTGCTAAAGCTAAACCGGCTATGATTCCACACATATACCTGTATTCACTAAAGTCTTTGCAGCTTCCCCCAACTAAAGCATCAGAATGGTCATTCATTTGCTCTCTCATCATTTTTCGTAATGCGTCAGGAAAATTTTCTGTACTTAAAGGTTGCATTATTTATCTTTGCTTGGCTTATCTTTATGCAGTATATCTTGTGCTATTTCTTTACCTATTTTAGCACCTTCTATTTTTTCTTTACTGCTTGTATCTGCCTGATCAGTTGCCATTTTTGCAGATATATT